TGAATATTTTCGCGATAAGTTTGCCATGACCGCAGCGGAATACAAAACCCTGGTCGAGAAGGTGGGAGAGTATGCCTCGGCCCTGGCGTTTACGGTATCTAAGATCGCGGCGGCGGATTTGCTTCAGGATCTGCACGGCGAGATATTGAAAGCCATCGAGGAGGGCAAAACATTCTGGGACTTCCGGGAAGCTATCGACGAAATAATGGCGCGGCGGGGATGGGGGGGCCTGGCGCCGTACCGGCTGGACAACATCTTTCGCACCAATATCCAGACCGCTTACAATGTGGGCCGTTACAAACAGATGAAGGCCGTCGCGGATCGCCGCCCCTACTGGGAATATGACGCGGTGAACGATGCGCACACGCGGCCCAGCCACTTGGTGCATGACAAGAAGGTATACCGTCATGATCATCCGTTCTGGATTACCTGGTACCCGCTCAACGGCTTCCGGTGCAGATGACGCGTGAACAGTATCTCCCGTGAGGAGATGGAAGCAGAGGGCCTCAAAGAAGAAACCCAGGACACAAAATTGAAGCCGGATGAGGGCTTTCGATATAACCCGGCGGAGGAGCGATGGCGGCCGGACCCGGAGAGATACGACCCGGCGCTTCGGTCGCAACTGGAGGATTGGATATGGGATTAGAAATATTATACGCGCTCACAGAGTATTTGTTGGGAGGGGCACGATGAAAAATTTTAAAGGATTTGACAACTGGATCGAAATTTTTCGCGGGGGCAAGCAGATTGACAGTGACGGAAAGGAACATGACGGTAACGCGTTGATCGACAGGGCCATCGAAACATTTAATCCGTCCTACCACGAGCCCCCGATTGTCGTGGGGCATCCAAAGGATAACGCGCCGGCCTTCGGCTGGGTTCAGGGACTCAAGAGATCGGGCAACCGGCTGGTAGCCAAAGTCAGAGACGTGGTTCCGGAATTCGAGGCCATCGCCAAACAGGGCCTGTATAAAAAGCGGTCGGCCAGTTTTTATTCGGACGGCCGCTTGCGCCATGTAGGATTTTTAGGCGCGGCGCCGCCTGCGGTCAAGGGTCTTGCGGATCTAAAATTTGATAGCGGCGAGGCGATGGCCACATTCGAATTCTCGGCATCCAAAGAAGACAAAGCCGAGCAGCAGGCCAGATCCGAAAAATACAAAATCGCCATCAAAGACGGCGGCCACGTGACCAAGCCCGGCGAGTGGGAAAACGTGCCCGACGATCAATTCCTGGACCCGGTGAATTACCGGTACCCGTGCCCGGACGCGGATCAGACCCGGACGGCCGCAAGCTACTGGGGCCAGGCGGACAACCGGGCTCAGTATACTTCTCAGGAACGCTCCATTATCAATGAGCGATTAAATAAATTTCGCAAAAAATTTAAAACCGGTGAGTACCGAAGGGAGGGAAAAATGAAATTTTCTGAATTTTTGGACGTTGTTAGATTTTGGAAGAAGGTGGAAGAAGACCCGGACATTGAATTGCCGGCGCTTTCCGCAAAACAAAAACCGGGCGACGGGGGAGAGAAGACATTTACCGAAGCGGACATTGAGGCGGCCAGAAAGCAAGCGGCGGACGCGGAGCGGGAAAAAGTCACCGCCGAGTATGCCGAAAAAACCACACAGGCGCAGCGTGAGGCGCAACATAAAGAGATCTCGGATTTCTGCGATGATTTGATCCTGAAGGAGAAAATACCGCCTTCCTTAAAGGATTCCGGGCTTGTGGCGTTTATGCAGAGACTTGACGGAAATTCGGAAATTAATTTTGCCGAAGGGTCCGACAAAAAAACGCCGCTAAAATGGTTCAAGGAGTTTTTGGAAAGAATGGGGAAAAGCCCCATCTTCAGGGAAATGGCCACCAAAGAAAAAGCCGGACAAGCGGCTGAATTTGCCGAGGCCCAAAAAGACCAGGAGACGGGCGAGAGCATCGCGGCAAAAGTAAACGGATAGGCCATCGTAACGAACAAAACCATCTTAACGAACAAAGGGGGACATCATGGGAGGAACATTAGGAGTCACCGAAACATCGGGAGAAGAACTGAGCCAGCTTGTGGCCGGCGATGTTTCGGAACAAAAAAAAGTCACCGTGGCCAAAGGTGAGAATCTTGAACGGGGCGCGGTCATGGGTATAGTGACCAGCGAGTTGAACATCGCGCACGGAACCGTGACGAGCGGGCCGTTTCAGGCCGGGGAAACCATTAACGGCGGGACATCCGGAGCCTCGGCCGTGGTGGATGTGGTGGGTAACGGGTTTCTGGACGTGAGCAGCGTGTCCGGAACTTTCCAGGCGGCCGAGACCATCACCGGCGGCACATCCGGAGCCTCGGCGGCGGTTACGTCCTTCGTGGCGGAGCAGTATAAATACAAAGAGCTGGACCCGGATGACGGCAACGGAACGCAAACGGCCAGGGCCATTCTCTTGCAGGACACGGATGCCTCGGCTGCGGATAAGGGGGCCCAGGCATATTTCATGGGGACCTACCGCCTGGATGACCTGATCTGGCCGGACGGCATCACCGATGTCCAGAAAAACGCGGCCCTCCTGGAGCTACAGGATCGCGGCATACTGGTGGACAAGGACTTCATATAAACAAAAACCCATAACCCTAAAAAGGAGAAAAAACAATGGACGATCTTTTCAAAATAAGAGTTCTCACAGCAGCGGTCAATGCCATGAAGGCGCCGGTCATGAAAGTTTACAATAGAATTTTCAGGGGCAAAGAGCATATGGAAGTATCCGACCGGCTGGCCTTTGAAATTATCACGGGATCTCAAAAGATTCTGAAAAACATCTCCATCTATGCGCCCGCAACGGTGACGGATAAGACCGGGCGAAAAGTCGTGACCCTGACCGCGCCCCGCCTGGCCAACAAACGGTTTATTCATACGGCGGAACTCAATGCGCTCAGGGCATACGGCCAGCAAATCGGCGTGGAAATGATGAAGACCCGAATCGCCCGGGAACAAAAAGACATGCGCAACGAACATGACCGCACCCTGGAGTTCTGGGCCTGCAATGCCTTAAAGGGAATTATTTACGATTCGGATCTGACCACGGAGCTGGTGAATTACAATATGGACGCCACCCATACACCCGAAGAATCCGGCGACGATCTTTGGACGGCAACCAACTGCAATCCCATCAATCAAATCCGGAAATACAAACGGCTGATCAAGGATGACAGCAATGCGGCCATTTCCGATTGGGTGGCCTTTATCGGGTATGAGGCAATGGATGCCCTGCTCACAAACACAGTTGTTCTCAATCTTTTAAAATATGAAAAAGGCAGAAAAATCGCCGAGGAAGAAGATGTGGCGCGCCTGGCCAAAACCGAAATCATTGAATACGACGGATCGTTTATTGACGATGAGGGCGCCCGGCAACGGTTCATCGGCAAGGAATATTTCATGCTGATCGGCATGTGCGACGACTTGGTGGACGTGCCCTATGCGCCGGTGGTGGATGATGACGCTCCGGGGGGCGTGGGTAACATCGATGCCAACGGCAATGGGGTGATGTTCTTTTCCAAGTCCTGGAAAAAACAAGACCCCAGCGGACGGTGGGTCAAGACCGAAGCCAGACCGTTGCCGGTTTTGCAGAGACCGGGCGCCGTGGTTTATGCAAAAGTCGTATAGGGGGGACAAGATGGGCTATTTCGACGACAATGATATCCTGGATCATATCGATGAAGATATGTTGATCCAACTCACGGACGATGATGATGTTGGCGTGGTAGACTGGGAGAAAGTGGCAAAGGCCAGAGAAGCGGCCGATGCCCTGATAGACGGATATTGCGGAAAACACTACTCGATTCCGTTTTCTCCCACGCCGCCCATTATCCGCGACTTTTCGATAATCATTTCCATTTACAACCTTTTTGCCCGGCGCCAGGTCGCGCCCGAGGAGCGGAGGACCCGATACAAGGATGCCGTGGATTTTCTAAAGGGCGTGGCCAAAGGCGAGAATACCCTGGGCGTACAGCCGGTACCGGACCCGCCCGGGGAAAATGGTTATACGGGCGCCAGTCAGGTCAGTGCAAGGGATAAGGTGTTTGATGCCGACACCCTGTCCAAATATTAGGATGAACATGCACAGGTTTTAATCATGCACGAATTCGAGGAACTGGAGCAGATCGTTCTGGATACGCTGGAGCCGCTCAAAGCCCAGGGCGTGAAAACCCTGGATCTGTACGCGGGCCAGGCCGAGGCGGACGATATCAAG